TTTCTTTATCAACAGCTGCCAGTTCTTCCTCTACGTTATCAACAAATGGAACCTGTGAAAGAAGCGTTTTCTTACTGACCTTTCCCCATAGATTTGAAATGATCTGGCTGATCTCCAGGAGGTTCTTCGGCATAGCTCGAGTAAATGTTGGTGTGATTCCGGATATATCCACGTTTACTGCTTTGCTCTTCTGCAGCCAGCCAGCAAAGAGCCGGATCCTCTTGCGTAGTCCTTTTTTGTAGTACCGGGTCTTTATCTTCGTGATGTTCTCCATACCAAGGAGCTTAAACTCCATGGCTACGCCTGACACATTTCCGCCAAAGCTTTCATCTGTCATACATGGGATATGAGAAAACTTGTGGATATCCTGCTCAATCGCTTTCTTAAGGACCTCAACGCCATTCTCATCAAATGTCCTGGTGAGATATTCAGCCTTGGCATCTGCTGGAAGTTCCAGAAGCTTATCCCGTTTTACCCGGTCCTTGGCAGTCTTCCCATCCTCGTCCTTTGCATCTGGATCCCCAAGCATTGCACCGTATATGGCAAGGATCGCATCAATAAACTGTTCCTTATCGGTGATACGGTCTGACATTAAAGCGTTATAGGCATCAATCAGCGGGATCTGAAGTTCAAAGTCACCGATCGCCAGTTTATTATTCAAGTACTCTACCACTGGGATCTCTTCAAAATAGTGGGGGACTGGCTCTTCCAGTAAGCCCTGAGGTCCAGTAATATCCTCAATGTTCAGGACATATTTATAATGTTCCGTCAGTACCGTGGCAACAAATATCGTTCTCTTCTTGTCGGAATCGTCCTTCCTAGCATAATAGTAAACTGCGAAAAGCTCCTTCTGCTCTATGGTATCATCATATACCATGAAGGTATTTTCCGGAGACAGGCTCTTTATGGTGAGATCTGTTTCGCCCTCTTCCGGGTAGATATACTCATAAGTTCTGCCATACACAGAAAGATCTAGGCCATTGTCTCCATCCGCCTCATCAGCTCCCGCCTGTTCAAATGCATCTGTCAGAACTGCTATATCCTCTTTACTCTTGTAGGACACGGAATTCCCTATAAAGTAAGAGCTGGCTGTATCAGCGATATCCTTTGCATGATTACAAACCAGCTTTGTTTTACGGTCTTCTGATAATATTTTATGCTGCCCCTCATAGTACTTCATGAGCTTCCGGAGTCTGGTTGCTTCCCTACGGTGCTTTACAATCAGTGTGCGGATTGCCTCTTTATCTGGACTCAGTTCGTCCCAGGATTCCCTGGGCATTGTGTATATGTACGTGGTTATCACCTTCTTTCTGCTATTGGTTGAATTTTCCAGTTTCTGCCCTTATACTTGTACTTACAGGTTCCTGCCAGAGCTGAGTACAAAAGAAAGGAGTTATACGATGGGTTATTACACTACAATAGGCAAGATGGATTATTGTCCTTACCTCAAAATGAACGTATCTCTTACAGGAAAATACAATCTCATTGGAGACCGCTGCGAAGCTAAATTTTCATACGCCACATGCTCGGTCGTGGAAAACAGTATCAAGCCTACATATGAGCAAAACGCATCTATCAAGTATCTTAAATGCCCTCAAAGCGGGAATTGTGAAGTATTGGACAACTTTGAGAATGGTATTAATCTGAAAAAGTACGGTCTTTAATTGTGTGTTTTCCTACGCTCAAGACAAAATTCAAAGTTTATTGCTTTTTGATTCATCTCTTCAAGTTGCTCCAGCGCGCTGTTCAATTCATTGGGTGGCGCATTCTTTTTTAATTGTGCTTTTAAAACTGAAATGCAAAGCCTTTCCTTTTCTAATATCTTTTCTAAATGAGATATGTTTGTTATTCTTTCAGAAACATAATATCTCTTTTTCATTTCTCTCACCTCCCTAATTAAATCCAAACGCAGACTTGCTCCGGATCTTGATTGTTTTGTTATTAAGTATCGTATAGCAGAAGTACCTGACCGCATCCATAGCGTGATCGTGCTGCTTTATCGGCTTATCTTCTCCCCGATCAGCGGCCTTGGGATCCCAGATGTAGGAGGCAAACTCTTTGATCGTATTGATACAGGACTGACTGAATGCGATCTTTTCTGTGTTCAGGAGCGTAGACACCAACCGGATCCCGTCCTCTACATCATTGTCCGCCTTCATGGTCTTGTATCTCCGGTTATTAAGCTCTGTTATGAAAGAGGCTGCCGAAGGATCCACGATGATTGCCTTGACCGGCGTTCCCTCCAGCCATTTCTCCAGATCATCTGCATACTGGGAATCTGCTTTCTGCTTTCCTTTGTCCCGACCGGAGTAGTAATACTCCCTTGTGCAGTACCATTTCTTGTCTATCCCCTTGTTCCAGAGAAGAAATACCATTGCATTCTGGGTTCCGTAGTCAATGCTGACATAGCGACCACCATCTATCAGCAGCCGGGCAAAGTCCACTACTTTCTTAACATGCCGGTCCACATCGAACATGTCGTAAATGATTCCCTCTGCCATAGCCCATAAGCCCAGTATGTATCGCTTATAGAAAACTCCACTGTACATGCTCCGGTATCTGGCCTTGATCTGCTCAGACAGGCTTAAGTTGTCTTCCATGGTAAAATGGAGGACGATCAGATTCTTTTTCTTGGCTTCATCGATCCAGTTTGTTTTAAACCAGTGATACGGTCCATCAGGGTTACAGTTAAACCAGTACTTCGATCCATCAACAGAACAACGGCCGGTCGCCTGATTGACAAACGATTCCGGCATCAGTGCGACTTCATCAAAGAACACACCGGCCAGAGTGATACCCTGAATGAGATCCTGGGAACGTTCGTCTTTTCCACCAAATATGTAAAAGTAGTTCGTAACCTTTCCCCGGCTGATCTCCACCAAGTTGTCAGATCTGTGATCCACTACACGATAGCCCCGGCTCTTAAGCATCAGCTTTAACCAGAAGAGAACGTTTCTTCGGAATGATCCAATTGTCTTACCACACATGGCGAAGTTCTGACCCTTAAACCGCTGCATTGCCCACATGATGAAAGACAATGACATACATACCGTCTTTCCGGATCGGATCGCACCGTCGGCTATGATTCCATCTTTATCCTTGACCGGAGAGGTATCGCACCACCATGTGAGAACCTTCTTTTGCTTTAAGGAAAACGACTGGAACTTAAATACCTGCAGCTTAGAGGATAGGCTGCACTTTTGTTTCAACTTCTCAATCCTAACTTTTAGTGCCTGCAGTCTTTCATTCATCAGCATCACCCCAGATCTCCGCAGCTCCGCTATTCATTGCATCCATAAAGCCATCGTCTTCAATATCCTGATCTGACGGATCTCGTTTTGAAGTCTCTAGTTCAACTTTCATCATAGCTAATTCTAAGCGAGCATCGTCAAGACTACGCCGGTGCTGAGATTCAATGGCTTTTTGTTTGTCTCCCCATGTATCAGGCCTACGGTTTTTAAGCCAGAATATCTGCGCCGTAGTATCAGGAATGACTTCTTTTGTTACCTCCTTCGTGATTACCAGTTCCTCGGGTTCTTTGGTTGCGTCCTCTGTATCTATAATAAACTGCACATAATCGTAAATCTTTTGAAGTCGATATTTGTCATAGAAAACTTGAGATCGATACCACGATATCATTTCATGATCCTTTTTACTGCTGTTGCAAGTCTGGCAACACGGGATCACATTGTCTCTGGTAAGGGTTCCACCATCATTCAAGGGCTTAATATGATCTTTCGTCATTGCAGTGTCATGATCTCCACAATAGCAACACCGACCACCAAAATACCGTACTGCGAAGTCCCAGTCTCTCTCTGTCAGTTCAGATTCTCCTCCATGGCGCTTCTTTTGCCCGGTGTCCACAATACGTTCTTTTGTGATTTCTGTGTAGGCATACCCCAGGGCGCGTTTTAGTAAGGCGTTTTCCACTTGAACATCAACGACTTCTTTCCCCTTTTTTAAGGCCTCTAAAATGTCCAAGTGATCACGTTTGTAATTATATAACGTTGCTTTACTGATCCCCATGTTATGAGCTATCTGTTCATCGGTCAATCCGTCTCTCGCCCAGGATTCCAGCAACAGCAAGCCATCCGGCGTCAACCAGTATTCATATTTTCCTTTTGCCATCAGTCTCACCTCACCTTCCAATCTGGCTAATTTTTATAACAAAAAAGGTGGATCAGTATATTTCTGAAACCACCTTTTAATATTTATAATTCTTTTTCCTCTTTTTTTAAATTTGCCACATAATACTGCTGAACTATAAAGGCATCTATCTTTACTTTAACGTCTTTAATATCATCTATGTCCTTGCAGACTGCATAGAATGCCTTGGGCGATATTACATAAGATACTATGCTATTATCAAATTTCCCTGTAAATAAATAACTACCATCGGAATCCTGGACAACAGCCTTGAGTTCGTCTGTACTTTCATCTACAACCTGCTTTAAATATCTTTTAACCTCTAAATTTATTACACGTCTCTTTTTTAACTTTTCTAATAACATCAAAATTCCCCCCTTTTTTTACTTTCATCATACACCAAAATTTACCAAAAGAAAACACCCATCGGCACGAAATTCGACAGGCGTTTTCAAAAAGGAGAATATCAGGAATCAATCGGAACACCCGGAGTCGAACCGGGATCTCCCTCTGGGGGAAAGGGAGCTGCCATCATGTATTCCGCACCCCAGTGTTGCATTTTGGGCTCAACACTCTGACTTTTATACCCCGCTTTCTATCCGATTTGAAAAGCCATGAAGAAAGCATAAGAACGTCGGCTTTAATCAGTCACCGAGCTGTTACACCCGGCAACCGTAGGGGGATTACTGTTTTGTGTATTCAAGAATGACGTAGGCTGTACAACCAGCAAGGTATTTATCTTTACTTATCAAATGGTATTTAATAGCTTTGTCTTGACTGTAGTAGCCCATATTGATGGCGGTAAATAATCCATCCGTACGATTATAGGATGTCTGTAACGTAATTTGAGTGATATTCTGATTGTCGATTACGTTTCCGCTTAGATTAATCAAGCGATCAATATTAAGTTCTGGAACACTCGCAAAAACAATCGAAATGCCACTTTCCGCTGCAAGCGTTCCGGTAATCACCTTCCGGTAAATCGGCTTGCCATCAATCCATGTTCCGCACACAGTTTCTTCTGTAGAATATACATTACTGGCACCGCCACAACCATCACAACTTACCATCTGTAAACAATATCTGTTTTCCATAATTTTACTTCCTCCTCTGTTCTTTTTCCAAATTTATCTAATCTTGGATAATATTAAAATACCATATTGACTTGTCCTGTGAGTACCGCACTTTTTTAATATTATTTTTTCTGGCTTAATAACCAATAGAATTTCTTTCTTCGCTCATAGTACACGGTACGTCCACATGGAATATCCATAATCATTTTTAAATAGTGATATGTTACTCCTTCC